ATAAATTGTTGAAGACACGAATGGATTTGCAATCGCAAAATCCATATGTATTCGAAGAAATAATCACGAAAAACCAGTATAGAGTCAGTAAGGAAGATTTTGTCGGCATGAACGTAATCGACATCGGAGCACATAATGGGTTGTTTAGTTTGCTGGCTCGTGAAGATGGAGCAGAAGAAATAATCGCAGTCGAACCTCAACCCGCAACTTTAAAACTATTACAGCAAAATGTCATCGGCAGTAATATCACCGTTGTGCCGATGGCAATAGGGACGAAAGACGGTGAGCATGTGGAAATGGTGATGCGCCCCGATTTTACTGAGACAGACGCACGATTGTATTCGCAACCTTCCGCAACGGGAATCGAGACAACCACGCTGGATTCGCTGATTAAATTGATTAAAAACGACAAGCCGATTTTGTTGAAGGTCGATGCCGAAGGAGCAGAATACGATTTATTTTACAATGCTTCATCGTCCGCATTGAATAGAGTACAGACTGTATGTATAGAGATGCATGAAGATATTTTTCGTTTCGAAGGACAGAAGGGGCTGATTGATAAATTACGGCGCTTTTTAGTATCAGCGGGATTTTCGGAAACATTTATGGAAAATTATGTAGGAGACAAAGTAAGACTCCTTCGTTACGATAAAACAATGAAAAATATTACTTTAAAAAAACGTATGGAAGTAACTGTCGGCATCCCGACAAAGAACAGATATTTTTCAACACTTCCGCCGGCTTTGCTGTCGGTGATGATGCAGACGTATCCTGTCAAGAAGTTGATAATCGTGGACGATTCCGACCCCGATAAAGATGGAAAAATGGTAGACCTTCGGAACGACCCGATGTATCAATATCTATTCAGTATGATTTCCAAGAAGGGCATCGAATGGGAAGTTGTATTCGGCCAACATAAGGGGCAACATTACAGTCATCAAATTATTATGGATAAGGCGACCACCCCATTAATCTGGAGACTGGATGATGATGAGTACGCTGAACCGAATGTCTTGGAAGAGTTGGTCAAGCAGATGAAGGCTGGCGTAGGTGTTGTTGGTGGATTGGTATTAGACCCAAAGTTGTCGCAATTGGCTCCAGCGAATTATGTCAACACAAACAGAATGGCTGACATCAATACAAGGGAAAATACGCAATGGCTTAAACAGAAAGAAGGCCAAGTATTCGAAGTCGAGCATCTTTATTCTTCGTTCCTGTATCGTAAGGTGGATGATATTAAATTTTGCTTGGAACTTTCGCCAGCGGCACATCGTGAAGAAACTTTATTTAGCTACGAATATGTTCGCAAGGGATGGAAAGCGTTGGTAACAACTTCGGCAGTTACGTGGCATTTCAGAAATCCGCAGGGTGGCATCCGATCCCACGCCAATCCTGATTTTTGGGCTGGTGATGATAAAATTTTCCAGAGGAAATTGGCGGCTTGGAAAGTGGATATGCAGGGGAAAAAAATGATTATCCTTGATTCGGGTATTGGCGATGCTATCTGTTTCATGGAAATTATTCCCGAATTACTAAAGAAATATCCAAAATTAGTCATCGGCACATATTATTCCCTGCTCTTCAAGAATTTTCCTGTCGAGACGATGCACCCGTGGCAGGCAAAAGATATTGCTGGTGAGAAGATAGCCGAAGTGCAAAACATCTATAGATATTTGTGGCAAGAATCGAGCAAAGGTAGAAAACTTCATTTAATCGAAGCATATCGAGAGCTATTTTTAGAGGAAAAAACATGAAAATCAACAAACGAGAATTCCACGACTGTGTAAGAAAAATATTAAAAGACCCCACATTACAGAAACTGGAGACTGAATTTTTTCTATTCATTCGCCCCAATGGAATTATAACAATAAAATTTAAACAAATAAAAAATCTTACAGGATATTTTTCAATTGATGAATTTAAGAATTGGAAAACTTTAAAAATTATCCTGAATACTTTAGAACAGGAGTTAAAAAAACATGGCTAATTTGCCCGCGGGCTGGTTTTATCCGGCCGACATCGACTTCTATCGCAAAACGTTCGAATCACTTCCCGATAATGCAGTAACGTTGGAAATTGGGTGCTGGCGAGGTCGTTCGATTTGTTCCGTTGCCGACATCATCAAGAAAAAAAACATCACGGCTTATGTGATTGACACCTTTAAAGGCGCGGAGAGCGAAGCGGATGGCGCACATAAAGAAGCACAAGAAGTTAATATCGAGGCTGAGTTTTATAAAAATATTACAGACTTTGGAATTCATAAGCATGTGAAAACAATCAAGGCAGATACAAGAAATTTAAATTGGGCCGATTGGGGATTACTTGACGACAAATTCGATTTTATTTTTATTGACGGCGAACATACAACAGCAGCGGTTATTAACGATGTTAAACTTTGCTTACCGAAGTTAAAAGACAATGGCCTTCTGGCAGGCCATGATTTGTTATGGGGAACAGTTAAGGCCGCTCTGGATAAACAATCATTTAAATATAGCGCGGTTGCGGGCGATGATAATATTTGGCAGAAAGTTAATGAGGTGATAATGAATGAAAAAACAATTTTGATTTCGGCATTTTCTAAACCACTACGCACCGGCGGCTGGAATGCAAAAACTCCTTCGAAGGCATACTGGAATAAATTAATTAAACTTTTAAAAGAAAAAGGATATACGGTTTATCAAGTGGGGCAAGGCACAGAAATTAAACTTAAAACGGCTGATGCTCATATTTGGGATAAGGATTTATGGTTACTCGCAGAAGATATAAAATCTTGTGCTACTTGGATTTCACCAGATAATTTTATGCACCATTTCGGATTACTTCAATGTGGTAAACCCGGTGTTGTAATATTTTCGCAATCAGACCCAACTATTTTTGGACACGAAGGAAATATAAATATTTTGAAGGACAAAAAATATTTACGAGAACGACAATTTGCCATGTGGGAGGAAGCAGAATTTAATGCCGATGCTTTTGTGGAACCCGAAGAAGTTGCCGCATCGGTTGAGAAACTAATTTCAAAAACAATAAATAAAGGAGGAGAACAAGATGGAAATTGAAATTTTAAAAAAGGAAATTAATGAATACAGACAAGAATGGGAAAAAATAGGTGCTAATAGAGAAAAATTACTGCAAATGCTGAATCAACAGGAAAGAAAAATGGAACAATTAGCAGGCGCTATTTCAGCATTACAAAAGATTGTTATGGAAAATGAAAAAGAAGCAAAGGAGGAAGTAACAGATGAGCAACTTAAAAACAACACAAAACCCACCCAAGGTTAAATTGTTAATAGAGACGCTTGATGACGCGGCGAAAATTAAATTAATTGAAGAAAAAGCAAAAAAAGATAAGAAGAAAAAAGAAGAAAATAAAAAATAGGAGAAATAAAATGAAGGAAGAAATTCTGAAAAAGAGAGCTACGTTAATGCAGAAATTGCAAGAATTGAGTACCCAACACCAGCAATTAATGAATGCCTTAAAACAACAGGAAACCCAAATGATACAACTTGATGGTGCCATCATAGCACTTGACGACCTGTTGAAAGAAACACCAGAAGAAATTAAGTAAAAATCTGCGCCCAATCCGACCAGCCATCCGGCCTCGGATTGGGTTATTATTCCAATTTAATAATTGTTTAGTTTCATAAATATAGTAGGAGACTGCTATATAGGAGAACACTAACGTGGCAACTAAACAACACTTAACAATTATTAAAGGCGATTCAAAAAATTATACTCTTACTTTTCGTGATGCGTCTGGAACAGCAATAGATATTTCTGGTTGGACTATTTTCTTTACGGTTAAACGCTGTTATAGTGATGCAGACGTTGATGCACTTATACAAAAAGATGTAGAAATTCCTGCAGGCGGCGGCACATCGGGAATCACTACTATTGAATTAACTCACGAAGATACCGAACTTTTACCTTGCGGTAATTATTATTATAGCATTCAGGCTAGACCAAGTGCGGGGAAACTTTATACTTTAATAAAAGGTAATTACTTAGTCGAAGAAGTAGCAGATAGGAATGATTAAAAATGGCTACACAGAATATTTACATTACTGTTAACTTTGAAGAAAATGAAATAACTCCAATTACTGTAGATATTGCTGAAAGCGAAGTTATAGTTTTTGAAGCACTTAACTATGGGATTGATGGTACTTCTGGTTATTCAGGATGGTCAGGTACAAGCGGCTATTCAGGCGTATCTGCTTGGAGCGGCTTCAGCGGTAATAGTGGTTGGAGTGGTTGGAGTGGTTGGAGTGGGTATGGTGAAAGCGGATATTCAGGCATATCTGCTTGGAGCGGCTTCTCAGGATCATCAGGCTATTCAGGCGTATCTGCTTGGAGCGGCTGGTCTGGAGATTCAGGCTATTCAGGCGTATCTGCTTGGAGCGGCTATTCAGGTGAATCGGGCTATTCGGGCGTATCTGCTTGGAGCGGATGGTCTGGAGATTCAGGTTATTCAGGCGTATCTGCTTGGAGCGGCTTCTCAGGTGAATCAGGTTTCTCAGGAACGAGCGGCTTCTCAGGCGTATCAGGCTTTTCAGGAGCCGCAGTATCTACCACAGGAACATCAGGATATCTTGCAAAATTTATATCTCCTACAGAGATTGCTAACGGGCCTGTTTATGTTGACGGAAGTAATAATGTAGGCATCGGCATAGACGCACCCACAGCACAACTCCATTTGGTAAAGGCCGACTCATCCGCACTCACCGACTTCCTTATCAACCCCACTTTGAAGGCAGGCGGGAATTTGATAGATGCACAGGTTGGGGGAGTGAGTAAGTTTAAGGTTGACAATACTGGAAGAGTGATGTTAGCAGATGGGGCTGCGGCATTACCTGCGTTATCTTTCATATCTAATCCCGATACTGGAATATGGTATGCCCCTACCAATATTTTTATTGGTGTTGATGGAACTGAAGTATTCAGGGCATATGCTAATAAAGCGATTTATTTAGGTGGAACGAGCACAGGTTCTCTTGAAATAGACCCAACCAATACAACAATAAATGCAACAACAGCAGGGGCGACACTACAACTAAATACTAAACCAAGTGGAACAGCAGGTAGCACGAAAGTATTATTTGGAAGTAGCACGGACAGCCAAACATCAGGAACAAATACGATTGTAAGTATTACTCCCACCTACAACCAAGCAACAGGCACAGCCGCTAACACCGACTTGTTGATTTCAAGAACACAGACCGCAGTAGGAAGTGGCGCACAACTCCTGATAGACGCACAGGTTGGGGGTGTCAGTAAGTTTAAGGTTGATAATACGGGTACTTTAACAATAAAAAATTTGTCAATGGATGGTACATTCACCCAAAATATTTTTAATGCGACACCTAGTGCAAATTTAACCGGGTATAGCCAACTCACCCTATCAATGGTAAATGTTACGGATATTTTTGGTTTATCATTCATCGCATCTCAAAATGGTGCAACAAGTACAAGCGTATATGGTATTTTGGGGGAGGCAAATTTATCGGCGGGGTGGGGCGGTACTGCTACGGCAACTAACGTTTATGCTTTTTTTGGAAAAGCTGGTGGATCTGGTGCTGGAGCAACTATCAACTTAACAAACGCTTATACATTTTATGCTCAAAATTATTCACCTAGTGGTGTTGCAAATCCAACAAATTATTATCAATTTTATGCGGAAAAACCCACTCGCGGGTCGGCTACAAATTATGCTTATTATTCAGCTGGCGGAAAAATATATTTTGACAGTATTGATTTAAACGCCGCGAGTGGCAACGAAGTAGCATTTACGTTAAACTATACCACGAATAAGGTCGCCGGGAACGATACGGGCTTGAAAATCAACCAGACAGACACGGTGAGTCCTGGGACGAGTTATTTGATTGATGCTCAGGTTGGGGGTGTGAGTAAGTTTTTTGTTCGTAATGATGGCCTTATTGCTTTTGATAGTGGATTCGTAAATTATATTAGCCCAAATTCAAGTTATCTTACTTTTCAAACTCATACATATTTTGAATTTAATACAATAGTAGATAATGCTACTATAAACTCTACATATATGTTTAATAACTCAGGAACGAGAGCACTTACTGCTGCTTCTGGTTCACAATCATTTTTTAAGATAGGTTCAAAAGTAAACCAATCGGGAACCGCCGGCGCAACAGACCTCCTTATCAATCGCACACAGACGGCAGTAGGAAGTGGCGCACAACTCCTGATAGATGCACAGGTTGGGAGTGCTACAAAATTCAAAGTTGACAATACTGGAAAAATATATACCCCAAGCGTAGATATATCTGTTGCAGGTTCATCGGGTAGAAATGTTTATAGTCCGGGTTATATTACGATTGAAAATGCTCAATCTTTTGTTATTAGAGGACTTACAACAAGTTATGGAGGAGACCATACACAGGTTCAAATTGGAGACCAAGCACAAACCAATACAGCAGGTAATAGGGTAGTATTGAATGTTGTAAGCAATTACAATCAAGCATCTGGAACTGCGGCGAATACAGACTTATTGATTTCAAGAACACAGACCGCAGTAGGAAGTGGCGCACAACTCCTGATAGATGCACAGGTAGGCGGCGTAAGTAAGTTTAAGGTTACAAATGCAGGAGCAATAAGTGTTGGTGGGGGTGGGACAGCAGCAATAAATCTTCCAACAGCAGGATATTCAATAGGAGTTGGTGGGACAAGTAACTATTATATTTATATAGGCGGCGGAAGGGGATTGTGGTATCAACAATCTATAGCAAATAGTGAGACAAATCCTGCTGTTTATTTTGATTCCAATTCTGTTCAAATGACAGGGGCAAATATTGCTCAAACTTATATGAAGTTGAATCCAATTTACAACCAAACAGGCACAGCAGGTGCAACAGACCTCCTTATCAACCGCACACAGACAGCAGTAGGTTCAGGCGCACAACTCCTGATAGACGCTCAGGTTGGGGGAGTGAGTAAGTGGTATCTAGATAATACAGGAAGTATGACTTTTCCTGCAAGCGCAGGGTTCACAATCAATAATGGAAGTGGTAGATTTTATGATATTTGGATTGGTGGAGGTGGAAATAATATTTGGACTACTTCAAATACATCAATGTATATGTATCCCCTTGGCGCATCCACGATAGATAAGTTTTTGACAATTGGACAAAATGCTGCCGCCGACAGAACATATACCCAAACATCTGGAACTAATAGTATTGTAAGGATAGTTCCAACTTACAACCAAGCAACAGGCACAGCCGCCAACACAGACCTCCTTATCAACCGCACTCAGACGGCAGTAGGATCAGGCACACAACTCCTGATAGATGCACAGGTTGGGAGTGCTACAAAATTCAAAGTAGATTACACAGGCAAAACATACACCCCAGCCGTAGATATATCTGTTGCAGGATCATCGGGTAGAAATCTTTATACTCCGGGTTATATTACAATTGAAAATGCTCAACTTTTTGTTATCAGAGGGTTAACAACAAGTTATGGGGCAGACCATACGCAACTCCAAATCGGCGACCAAGCACAAACCAATACAGCAGGTAATAGGGTAGTATTGAATGTTGTAAGCAATTACAATCAAGCATCTGGAACTGCGGCGAATACAGACTTGTTAATTTCAAGAACTCAGACAGCAGTTGGAAG